GTCCACCGCCTTGACCTTGATCAGGTCCCCGACGGAAGCGCCGGAGGCGAGGATCACATCTTGCTTTCCGTTCCACGCGTCTTTGTTGCTGCGCACGTCGGCGATAGCCTCGTCGATCCGCGCGCCGGTAAACTGGCTGTTGTAAGCCATACGATCACTCCTTCATACACAGAAAATCCTCGCCGTCCGCGGTCTTCAGCGCCTGCGACTCTCCCAGCGGGATAAAGCCGTAGTTGTCGTTCCAGCTGCCGTCCGCGCTTTGCGCGAACAACGAAATGCGGTATTCCCCATCACCGGAAAGCAGAAAATCGTCGTAAACCTCAAAGGTGCGCTGCGTTCCCGCCGGGGTCTGGGAGAAGGACGCGATCAAAGCACCCTTCCCGCGGCCCCAATCCTCGCCGGACTTCGTCGCGCGGCACTCGAAGGCCGTGTAGGCGATGTCCGACGAGAAGGAAACGGTGATCGAGTCGAACCCCGAGACCGCCGAGATCTTGTTGCCCGTGATGGAGAATGTCAGCTGCGGCGCGGCCATCAGGCGGCACTCCAGGTCCCGGCGGCGTTCTTGACGAAGACCTTGACGATCTTCGTGCCGTCGCCGGAAGACGCTGCCTCGAGGTCCGCGCCCTTGACCGTGACGTTGATGGCGGTGTTCTTCTTGTAGCCTCCCTCCGTGCCGCTGACGTTGGTGGAGCCGCCCGTCGTCGGGATCTGCGTGCCCGCCGTGTGCAGGCTGCTCGTCGCCGGGACGACGCGGACGGTGTATTCCTCAAAGTCCACGTCGCAGACGAAGGAGAACGCCGCTGCGTCGTAGCCAGTGACCTTGGAAATTCGGCTCTTGTCGGGGCCGGTGATGGTCACGGCGGGGATCGAGGTGTTGAGCGTGATCGTGTCGCTGACTGCGGCCGTTTCGTTGCCGACGTCGTCGCGCATCTTGACATAGATCGTCTTGAGGCCGTCTCCGTCGGGCAGCGTGATGGATTTTGTCTTGGCGAATGTCTCCCACGACGCTTCCGCCTCGGTCCCCGCCGTCTTCGTGCCCCAGATCTTCATCTGGTAGCCCGTCGTTGTCTCGTCGGAGACAGAGATCTTCGCCGTGACGGTCGCGCTGGTCGCGTACTGTGCACCGTCGTTCAGGATCAGCGATAGGCCGGCAGGTGCCAGCGTATCAAGTGTCAGATTAAAAAAACTTGCCATCTGGATTTATCCCCTTTCTTCGCTTGTGAGTTCAATGTACAAAAATCCGCCCGGTCTTTCGTAGATGGTTTTCGTGCCCAGGTGGGCGGATTTGATGCCCATGGAGCCGATGAACAGCTCCAGAATGCGTTTGAGTCCAACTGCCAGCATGTTATCCCTCCAACAGATACAGTGTCCGCGCGTCCTTTTTGTCCAGCGCGTCATATTCGGATTTTGTCATCACGAGGATCGCGTCGATCTGTGCCGACTGGATGCCCCCGCCACCAGAGCCGCCGCCAGCACGCACGGAAACGTTAAAGGAAACGTCGATCGGATCGCGGTTCTTGAGTCCAAATTCAATGCCGCCCATCACAACACCGCCTTTGAAAGCGCGTGCGCAACGTCGATCTGCTTGATCTCCGAGCCAATCACGTCACCGCTCTTGAATTTCACGCGCACCTGCATCTGGCAGAGCTTCGGGAGCCGAAAGGTCTCCTGCTGGGTGAGGGGAAACAGAAACTTTCCGTCCTCGTATCCGATCTCTCCCGGATAGCTCTTTTGCAGGTAAAGCAGAGAAATTTCCACCTTTTCAACGCTTGCAACGTCCAGCGGCTGCCCTTTATTCTTGATGGTAACACTAAGGTTATACGAATCTCCCTGTACCAAATGCCGCACCTCCGTTCTATGTGCCGATAATCTTGCATTCTGCCGCCGCGATTCCGCTGAGGAGAATACTCATGCTGGTGATCGTGCCGGTGATCGTGCTGCCCCACGGCGTCGTCGTTTTGACGTAATCGCCGGGGGTCTCGCCGTCCATGACGATCCGCACGCTGTGGGTCTGACGGCGCATGTAATAGTCGTAGACGTGCTGGGTGACCGCGGCGACGTTGCTGCTGTTGACCAGCGTGGCGTCCCTGACCTCAACGACGTTTGGCTTCGTCGTGGCCGTGACCTTCGGATTGGCCTTCGTCGTGACAGTGGTCGTGTGGTAATACGTCGTGCCGTCGACCTCCACGCTGTCGCCGCTGCCGGTCGTTTTGTACGCATGCGCCGTCACGCGCACCTCCGTCACCGGGGAAGATGTTTCCACGCTGCCGCCGGTATAGAGCCGGTCAAGCGGGATCTCCGCCGCCTCGTCCGACGCGAGCTTGCGCACCTTGATCCCGCGCGTGCCGCTGGTGTCGATGGTGGCGCAGATGGCAAATGCGATCTGCTGCAGCGCCTCGCGCTTCGTGCAGTCCGGGATGTAGCCCGTGACCTTTGCGTCATCCAGCGAAGAGTCGTATTCCAGCGTAAAGTGCCCGGCGAGGATCGTCTGGATCAGCGTCTTCGCAGACGCGCCGGAATAGATCGCAGCCGCGAACGGCTCGCTGTCCATGACGCCGAGGGCGTCGATGCAGGAAATATCATAGACGCTCACGCTTTTCCGGGAGGACGATTCGATATAAAACACGCCGATCAGGTGGTCTGAGTCATACGCGCTGACGGGCTGCTTCTGCTGGAAGACGTAGTCGATATCGTCCGCGCTGTCCAGCGAGAAGTCGAGCGTGTTGATCTCCAGATCGTCAGAAATGATGTTCAGGCCCTCCGTGACCCGGACGGAGCGCAGCTCTCCCCGCTCGAATTCCCGGACGATGCCGAAGAAGATCTGCGAGATCTTCGCGTAGTGGTTCGGCAGGTGGGTCTTATTGATCTGCACAACAAGCTTGTTGTACAAGTCAACCTGTTGCTCGCAGAAATACTTGTACGAGTTCGGCGCGAAGGTCCTGGTCGCAAGCTGTTCTTCGCCGTTGTACCACGTCAGGACGATCTCACTGCAATAGTCGCCCTCCGAGCCGTCGAAGTAGAAGAAAATGCCCGGGGACGAGAACTGGCCGTTTAGGGAAATCGTGATCGTCGGCGCTGCATCGAAGGTACAGTCGTCTTTGCTCTGCTCCGCAGACCAGAACGCGGCCCGTTTGCTCCCGAGCAGGCCGCGCGTCCCGTCTAGGACCCACTGGTTCTGCTCGCAGGACGCCAGCAGCCCGGCGTCCGTGCCGTAGGGGAGCAGGGCAGGGTTCGCAAAGTCTTTCTTCGCCGTCGTCGTTACCGTCGACGCATCTGCTGCGCCGACCGCGACGTCTTCATATACCACTCTTACGCTCATGCCGGGGTCCTCTTCGGTTTCATGGCAACGAAATTGACGGTCAGGTTCTGCCAGCTGTTTTTCCCGGCATAGCTGGACGCCAGCTCGTCGTCGCCATTTGCAACATACGCGTCGAACGTCATGGTCATCTGCGCATAGGGGACTGTCAGTACGTGGCTGTCTGCCGGTGCGGAGATCGTTTCATAAAACTCGTCGTATTCCTCGGGGTTCGATGTCACTGAATCAATTTCCAGGCTGTAATTGTAATAGGTGCCGATGATGTCGCGCGTCATTGCGCCGGTCATCACGCGCCCGGCATTGTCGCCGTCGAGCACGGAAAACGAACGTTTCAGACTCACGACGTGCAGATTCGGATACGCTTTCCCATCAAGACTCAATACGCTTGTCATTTTCTCACCCCCGCCAGACGAACGCCAACGCGCTGCGTCTCGTCGTTGTTCGCCTGATATACCGCACGGGCAAACTCGCGCTTATCGACCTGCATCACGACTGTAATGCTCCGGCCTCCCATGCCGCCCGTCTCATTCATGGCCTGCTTAAAGGCCTGCACCATCGTTGCCAGCGGCGTCTCAATATTTGTCCCGCTCTTCTGGTCGCCGAGAACGGCGCGGTTCGGGGGAATGACTGCGCCCTGCGCGAGGCGAGGAAGCGCAACGTTGCTCACTAGGGGAATGCTAATTCCGAAAGACCTACCACCAATTAGAGGAACCCAATCAGGGACCTCGAAATGAATGGTATTCAGCGCGGAGATTAGGAGGTTTATACCGTTGATGATAAAGTTTATCGCATATTCAACAGCGGTAATGATTCCATTCCAGATTCCCTTAAATATATCCTTTACGCCTTCCCACGCCTTTGTCCAGTCTCCGGTAAAAACGCCGCTGATAAACTCGATGATTCCGCTTAGCCACTGCTTTATACTGTTGAATAGGCCGGATATAAAGTTTCCGTATGTCTGGAAAATCGCCGCGAGCATGGGGCTTTTTGATTGTAACCATGTAATGAACATATCCCATGCATCTTTGATGGAGTTTACAATCGCGTTCCACGTCTGCTTAAGCCCTTCCCAAATTTGTTTCGCGCCTTCTGCGGCAAGCTTTAAGTCTCCCGTAAACACGCCCTTAAAGAATTTCCCGAATCCGTCTATGATATTTTTCAGGCCTTCGATGAGTTCTTCGCCATGTCCGGTAAAGGAAACAAGTGCAACCAGAGCGGCAACAAATCCCGCAATCAGGAGTGGAATCCAGCTACCCGTCAGAAGCGAAATGCCGATACCGGCGGCAAGTAGCCCCGCGATGATCGTAAGCGTATTTACTAAATTAAATCCATTTTCAATGACATCCTTGATTCCGACAACAAGCATAGCAAGACCGCCCACAACAAGCGCAATGCCTGCTGCTATCGGGCCAAATGCGATTGCAAGTCCGGCAGCAAGCGCGGCAAGCCCCGCAAGCATTCCGAGGAAATTTTGTAAATCAATCCCGTTCTTCCACGCGTCTAGCCAGAAATACACAAGTGCAAACGCACCAGCTGCTGCAAGCGCGATCCCGGCAATCTTGCTCAAATCGTTTGTAAACATGCTTGCAATTTTCCAAGCGAGCAGCCCGGCTGCAATCGCACCTACTAGGCCGAGAATATCGTGGAGTTTATCCTCCGCCATGTCGAGGTTTGAAAAATCCGGCGCGATATCCGTAGACGCCGCCCCGCCCGCGCCGCCACCGCCTCCAGATGCCTGATTGCTGGTAATCTGGTTGATCTCGTCGAAGCTCGCCATGCTCTTGCTGGCGTCTTCAGCTGCGGAGCCTACCCCCTCGATTGCTTCTTTTTCCGCATTCAGCCCTTTTGCCGCTGCGACCTGCGCGCCCCAGCTTTTGCCGGACAGCATGCCGAAAAACTTTGCGATAGCTGTAACAACCTGTGTCAGAATGTCCACAAGCCTCACAAAAACGGGGATCACGACTTGAAGAATCGGCTGAGCCAGCGTCAAAAACGCCGCCTTAAGCCGCGCAACCGCTGCACGCGCCTCCTCGTTCTGCATGATTGTTTTCCCGAGCCATGTCCGCAGGCTTTGCAGCGCTCTAGTAATCAGAGAGAACACCAGGACACGCTTAAAAAGCCCGGAAACACGCTTGCTGAACGTGTTCATGCTGTCGGAAACATTTTTTGCGGCAAGCTCCATCCGTTCGGACGCGCCGCTTGCGTTTGTAATCTCTCGCGTAAGATCTCCTGCGCGTGTCTTCGCCGCGTCCAGCGCGGAGGTCTGCTCCATTACCTTGTCCGTAATTTTTGCGTACTTGCCGTCCAAGCTCTCAACGATCTTGTCTTGCTCTTTCAGACGCGCTTCCTGTTCCTTAATCTGTGCAGCAACTTCGGATTGCCGACTGTATGCAGAAATATACGCATCAGGCGATGCAGACACCTCGCCGGATGTGACCTGCCGCAGCCGCTCAGATTCTGCACGCAACGATTTCAACGCAGTTTCTGCCTGTTTTGCGGATTCCTTTGCCGCGTCAAGCTGTGCCTTGATCCCGCTTTGCTCGCCGCTGCTCTTTTTCAGGTCAGTTTCCAGCTTGTCAATTCTCGCTGTAAGTTTATCAAGCTCCCGCTGTGCTTTTTTCGCATCAACTTCCGCCTGCACAACGATTTTCCCATCTGCCATTTTCTCACCACCTTATTTTGAGACACCCCACGCTGCCAGAATATCCTTTTCTGCGTCTGTGTAATTCGTTTTCAAATCAATAATTTCACGGTTTCGCCTGTAAAACTCTCGTTCCTGCTTGTCAAGAGGCTTCCCGTGAGATTTCTTGTCCCGGATACTTACCACATGGGCAAACAGGCAGTCTCCAATTTCCTGATAATAGGATAAAAACGTATACCAGTGCAGATATTCCAATGCGCGGATTTCACATCCTGCAATTCTGTTGATGGGCGCGACAATCATCGCAAAGTCCTGCTCCCACGACATCAACGTCGGCTGCTTTTTTTGCTCCTTTTTGTCTTGCTCGTAGTCAATAAACCTGAAACATTTCCGCAGTGCTTCCTCATAATCTGAAAGCGGAATATCGTCAAAGTCAGGGTAGAATATCTCAAGGGCAGCAATGGTGCGCTCCTCTTCCGTCAAATCTTTATCAGAAAGAGCGGCGAGGATATCCAGCACCGCTCTATAATCTGATTCAATCTGATATGTTTTGCCGTTTACCTCAGCTGACGTCGGGAGCGCGTAGATCAGCGCTTTCTTTTCGCCCATCTGTCCGTGTACTGTTTTACTCTTGGGCTTAGTCTGGTTTTTTCGAGATCGAAACCAGCGTCCATCTCGTCGATGACAGCAAGCATAAGATTCGCCCATACCGGCAGACCATTTGCAAGCGCCATTACGTTTGTCCTGAACACTTCAGTACAAATCGGCTTTCCAAAAATTCCATCGATTTTTTCGCGAATCTCCTTGTCGAACTGATCTGCCAAATCGAGAATTTTTTTCGGGTCCGTCTCGTTTTCGGCGCGTTTTGCGTATTCATGCTGTCTGGATTCCAACTCTTCGAACAGCGAAAACAGCTTTTTCGCAAATTCACTGTCCGTAGGGTTGAACTCTACACTTACGCCGCCGTTAATTTGGAAGGACTGTACACCAGTATCAAATCTAATATCTGCCATTTATAGCCCCTCCTTACGCAGCAGAATCAGCCGTGAACGTAACTGCACCGTTGCTGCCGACCGCAGCCGTTCCGGTCGTGCGCGTACCGCCCAGCGTCACATCGAACGGCATGCCAACGAAGCCGCCACCCTCACCGCCGAGGCTTGCGGGCTTTACCATTGTGCCGTCGTAACGCTCCGCAAAGACTGCCGTCTTGGCCGTTCCTGCGTAAAAATGAACGATGAGAACGTCCTGATTCGCCAGTGCTGCTGCGTCCTGGTCTTTGACCGCCAGGTTCCACAGCTTGACGAGCGCCGCGTCGCCTGCGTCCAGCTCGCACGGGTCAAAGCTCTGCGTGATGATGGGCTTCTTCATGGTGGTTCTTGTAGTGCCGAGGATATCCTTACTGGAATCCTCCTGCCAATCGTACTCCATGCTGGAATCCGTGACGCGCTTGCCGAACGGAGACCAGACAGGCGTAGACGCCTCGCCGGTATTCAGGTATGCGATCAGCAATTCGCGGTCAATGGTCTGGCCAGCAGTGGTATTAAAGGTCATGTCTGCCATAATTAAATCACCTCATATGTCAGTTTCATAAGTATCTGATGGTCTTCTGTTCCGTCATCGTACCGGGCGAACAGAGCCGCACGGCTGGACGCTTCCACGCTCCGGACGCGCATGCCATCGCCCAAAGACGGATAATTTTGCATAGCCCAGTCTCCGAAGCGGTTCAGCATGGCGTCGCATTTTAGGCGCTTATCGTTGCTGCTGCCGGGGATGATACGGGCGATGATCTTAAATTGGTATTCTGCTTCATGCCCGCCAAGCAGGTATTTCCGTGTGATGTACGCGCCCTGAATAGCAGAAAGCGCCATGCTCGCGGAATCTGCGGCGAGAAATTCATAGTTGATCGTCGCGGCTGGCATATCGTCGTCAGAAAAGGAGTTCGCCCAGACCATCATCTTTCGGGCGATATCCTGTTCTTCTTCCGCTGACACCAACTTTTTCTGTTTTTCAGAGTCCATGTTTCACCGCCTTGTCCGCAACGCGGATCCATTTATCAAGGTTCTCAGCCTTTGAAGCCTCGAACCAGTGCGATTGTGCCTGCGCGTGTCCGGATGTCGTGAACACAAGGTTTTTGTCTGTCAGAACCTTCGTCCCACCCTTCGGTGCGTATGTGCTGCCCGTCTCCGGGTCAACCATAACTTTCCCGTAATACAAAAACCGTGCATACGGCCCCGGATAGATGATCGCATTGCCGTCCACCATTGTTCTCTGGTCGAGAGAGCCCGTCAGGAACGGCACATATGGGCTTGTGTCCTTCCGCACCTGCGTTGCAACAATATGCTCTGCTTTGGTGCAGGCCTGCGCGAGCTTTTCCTGCAGCGCGTCAAATCCGTCTGCCTTTACGCTGAATTTCAGCATTACGAGCCTCCGACCTGCCAGTGCTGCATAGAAGGACTGCCGAAGTCCTTCATGTCCACCTTTGTCACTTTGTACACATCATCGTACAGCATCTCGATCTGTTCTTCCGTCTTGTCCGGCTCGACTACTTCGCCCTTCACAAAGAATGTTGTGCCGCCGTTACCGTCCGTAGATAGCGTCCAGATTTTGCTTTTATCAGTTGCACGCCAGAACTCCTGCGGGCCGACGTAGCGCTTTTCTGCGCCCGTCACGCCGTCTACAGCAGCCGCAGAGAACGGAATGTACAGATTCACCGCATCTGCTCCTTCAAGCCCGCTCGCGCGGACATTGGCAGCTTTCGACGCTTGGAGCATTACCCCGCGAATTACAGTGATATGAATTTTTTGCGTATCTTTGAACGTTTCCGGATCCTGCTCCTGCGTGACGTTGTAGATGGTTACAGTGTGTGGGGCGTACATGAAAAACACCTGCCTCTGTAGAGAAGCCCGGTATGGGCTAGATATTCACGCGCTACGCTTGCAAGGGCATTCTTCGCCTCCGAAGCCGCTTTCAATGCGGATACGGAAGAATCTCCGCCGCTGCGAAGCGTCCTGGAATAGCCGCCTACAGTCTCGCTCTGCAATTCTCCTTCGTCAGATGCAAGCCCGGCGGACACATTCTTTCTGGCAAGCTCCTGCGCCGTGTCGATCAGCATATACTGGTCGACCAGAGCGCAGCAGCACATTTTCACAGCTTCGAGATCCGCGTAGTCTTTTACTCGGTTCTGCGTGTAATAATCGAGGAAGGAGCTGGCGCGTGTCGCCAATCTGCAAAAACTATCCGCGTCTACAGTTCCCATGTAAGTGCCGCAGTAGTATTCATAATCAGCGTAGATCATCACTCCACCCCTTCCAGAACAGCCAGAATTTCAGCCTTTTTCATGGAACTGTTGACCCCTTCCACCCCGTTTTCCTCAGCATAATCAAGAAGCTGCGCTTTCGTCATGCCGGAAAACGTGGGCGGTTCAGAGGCAGGCGCTCTCAACAGTTCATTTAACCCCCCGACGAGATCGTGCCGACTACGATGCCGTCCATACGCTCTGCAAACAGCGCCATACCGTTGATAACGGTATCGGAGGCGGTCATGTTGGTGTAGTCCGGCTCCTCATGGATGCCGATATAGCCGGTTGCGTCGGTGGTGAAGTCAAACACTTCGCCAAGATCTGCGCCGTTCACGGGGATATAATACAGAACAATGTTGTCCTTCGCCGTAGCGTAGATCTTACCCTTCGGAACACTGGAATTGAAGATTACAGTGCCAAGACCGAGGAAATTCTCCACGTAGGTCATTCCGAAAGCGGTCTGCAAGGTAATGTTCGCCGTTGCGAGGTAGTCTGCCACATCCAGAGGGTTCAGGAAATAAACCGCACCGATCTCGTCGTCCTCGAACAGAACCTGCAACTGCCCCCACGCCTGCGCAAGGGTAGCCTGGAAGGTCGCGCCCGTTGCCGCTCCTGTGCCGGTGGCGAGGAACGTAAAAAAGTCCTTCCGGATGCCCTTCTGCACGTCCTTGAGCATTTCGTCTGTGGTCATTTCCACCGCCTGATCGTAGCCACGGTCAGTGATAGCCTCCGCAGACGTTGCCTTTCTCCACTTCTTGAGCGTGATCTCCTGATAGTTCACGGGCTCCGTTTTGTACTTGCTCAGGGGAATGGTTTCACCTTCCGCCACAGCACCATCTTCCAGCGTGCCGGTAGCCTTGTAGCTCTTGAGCACCGTTCCAGCCTGCTTGGGAATCTTACGAGTAACGCCCAGCGCTTCCATCAGCTTCTTGATGGAATAGCCGAACATTTCGGTAAATTCGATCTCGCGAATACGCGCGAGGTCAGCTTTCTTAATCAATTTCGGATCAGCAGCCATTTTTAGTCTCCTTTTCTAAACAAATCCATATTTGCGGCGATTGCAGCGCGCCGCTCCGCTCTGTCAGTGATTTGCATGATCTCGTCTTTCGTCATCGCCTTGCCGCCGTCGCTGAGCCGTGCGCCCATGTCCACACGGACAGAAGGTTTGGAGACAAGCCCCTTGTAAGTTCCTTCGATAAGTGCATCAAGGCTCTTTGTGTCCTTGATTTTCTCACCGTCCATCTCCAATGCGGTCATTTCCTCACCGCAGCCGCGCATGGCAAGATCGAGATTTGCGCCTGTGATATTTTTGCTCTCAAAGTAAGCCCGAACAGCCTTTTCCTTTGCCGCCTTGCTTTCCTTTGCTGTAATGCCGGATTTATAAGCCTCGAAGTCCGAGTGTTCCTTTTCGTACTTCTCCTTATATCCGCCATCGCCCGCCGCCTTGAGGTCGTCCAACTGCTTTTGAACGTCGGGCAGTTTCTCCGCATCAGACTTGTACTTGCTGACATCAGCCTTCAAGCCGTCTACGGTATCGGTATGTGCTTCAATGATGGTGTCCACCTGTTCGTCGGTGAGTCCCATGCCTTTCAGTAATTTTCTGGTCAATGCCATTTCTATCTTCCTTTCCTTTGTCCGCAGTTCATCGCGGCGATAGATTGTATAAAAACCGCAGTGCTTCGCGGGTTTTACCTGTAAATTATTTGTAGAAAACTTTTGTCCTTTCTGGTTGCTCCGGCAATCCTGCCGCCTTGCTGAACCTGCTATATTCTGCGTTTAGCCGCCGAAGCTTTATGTTCGCGGCGGTCACGTCCTCGGAAAGCCCAGCTTCTTTGTATGCGTTTCTAAGCTTCTTCTGCGCGCGGATTTGCCGCTCTATGCGGCGTTGCATCTGCGTCGCTTCATAGGCTGTGTAAGTCTTTCCGTCAAACGTGCAGCCAAGACCATCGTCGATATGCTCAAGCTGTTCATCGGTGTAAGTCCGCTCCGAAACTCCCGGAACATATGGGTATTTGTGATGCCGACAGTTTGCTCCTGTCAGACCGTCAACATATCCGTAACCGGTCGTTTCCACAAGGTCATCGTAAAGCCCCAGCGGGTCAGGTTCGCCGCTTTCGCTCTGGTAATAGACTTTCCCTTGCCAGTCTTTGTGGCTTGACCACGGCGACGTACCCGGCTTGTCACGCGCCCCAGAGTGCGCAGACACTTCAAAGTATCTCGTCTCAAGGTACTCTGCGCTTTGGTTCGTGTACTGGTCGCAGATCTGATTCACGCCGGTCATGACAGCTCTCCGAACAGCAACGTCGATGTGGTCGACGTGTCCGCTTTCGTAGTTCACGACTTTCAGACCACCCGCAAGCTGCTGCACCGACGATTTGATAGCCTGATTGTAGCTGATAGCGCCGCTCTGGATTTGCATCGTGGCATTATCCAAAGCCCACTGGTACGCTTTGGCAGGTGGGAGAATCGTCCGCCCAGCGTCCACCAGAAAGCCCATAGAGCGCGTAAGGTTGCGCATGGTCTGCTTCGTCTGCTCGTATATCGCCCATGTGTCCTCGACGCTCACCAGCGTTTCCGGCTGCGTAACATGGGCGAGATCGATAAGGTCGGTGTAATACCGCTGATTCCGCTCTACTACATCGTCCAGCAGCTCTTTCAGCTTCTTTTCGCTAATTCCCGTAGTCTTTCGGATCGCCTTTTCGATGTCCTCCAGGTCAATGCCGTGCGAACGAAGCGCTCTGATTGCCTGAACAGTCACTTCGTTCAACTGGTCTTTCAACGCAAGCCTACTGCATATTTCATCGAGGAGCGTATCTTCCAGTCCCCGGAATAGTTCGGCAAGCTCCTCTGGGAGGGCGTCGAGCAAAGCAGGCGTAAATGGGTAATGGCTCATGTTCCGTTTGATTCTTTATCGTGAGCATCGTCAGTCGTTGTTCCGAATACTCTCCATTCTGGCGCAGCGGCGTCACCGACGTTTACCCAGAATGTCGTTCCCACAGGAACTTTTTCGTCTCCCATTACTCTACCTCCTGTTGCTGTTCAGTTACCATGTCCTGCGCCTTCGGCAGCGCCGCCTTTGCGGTCGCCTCGTCCTCGTTCATCCACTTCATGCGGAACTCCCAGTCATTCATAATGCCTGCGCTGAGAAGCTGCATGTCGCGCAGGAAGTCCGTCTGCTTGTCCTCAATGATCGAATCGTCAAAGTCTACGGAAATCTGTACTTCCTCATTTAGGCCAGCTTCCATGTACCTGTTCCCCATGCGGAGCAGCGTCCTGCAAAGCTCTGTGATTGCCTGTTCAAGCAAAATCTCATGCTTCTTGATCGTTCGGAACATGGTGCTGTTCTCGCTGATAACCTGCGTCGCTGTAGCAATACTTCCCTGATCGAACTTGTAATGATTTTCACCGAAGCCGCACTTGCTGGACAAGATATTCAACATATCCTGCATGCCGGTGTTAAACTCCGCCGTCCGCAGCGACATATCGACCTGCTGCAAGATGTTGCCGTTGCCGCCTCTGTCCTCCGGAAGTACATAATAAACGGTCTCACGCTTATCAAACACTGGCCGGCCGTCAATGCTCTTGGTTGCCTCCGGCTGCACCACAATGCGCTTCTTGCCCAACACAAATTCGTTCACATAGCTATCATAGGTGATGTCAACGCTCTTGAGCTGGTCGATAGCATATGCAAACACAGCCACACCAAGCGGGTTATTTTCATCTGAGTTCGCGATATTCAGCCTGTCAATGACAAACTGGGGCTTGTCGCTCCCTGTGTGTACAACAGGCGGGATTGTTTCAAAGCCCTTTACACTGGTCAGAGGGACTTCTTCGGAATCATACAAATGGTTCTCGATGTCGTACTCGCCGCCGTTCAGCCTGTGAACTTGGATGTATGTGTACTCTGTATCGTCAACATTTTTTGTGGAGGCAAACGCACACTCCCTGATGATTCCATTGTCCCATGTCAGGGGATAAATGTTCGTCGCGCTGACATAGTTGATACGGATGCGCCCAGGATCAACAATTTCGGAGGTGTCTGGATTGATGGACATTCCCTCAATGACCGGAACATACGCGATCGTTCCAATCGCTGCTTTTCGCTCCTGCGATTCGTTCGCCTTGACCTTCCAATTGTTTTCCGAGAGAATCGTGTCTACGAACTCCTGCTCCTTCTTCCCCTCGAGCGTGATGTTTACCCGCTCGTTCATCAGCAGGTTTGCCCAGTCCTCGCAGACCTTTTTCGCCATGCTTACGGAATATCTGTGGCATTCCAATTCTTCAATGCCATTCCATACCGTGTAACTGTGGAAGTCCTCGACATTCCCTTTGTACCAGTCTCCCCACACGCCGATCAGCTTGTAGAAATCAATGCCAACTGTATCGAAGCCAAGCTCCTTTAATGCTCTGCGTATGTTCACTCTTTCACCGTCCTATCATATGCCCGGCGCGTTCCAGGTCTTTGTAATAAGGCTCTATACTGTACTCAAACGCATCGAGGCTATCAATATCGGATGTCCCATCGTCAAGACGCTCGTCCTCGAACTTATCCGGGTCATAAATTGCTGATTGGAACGCATCGATCAAATGCGGGCAGTTCCGCGAAACCTTGAGCCTGCCTTGCTTCATCAGAAGCACAACAAGCCTGATTCTGTCCGTGATCTGCATTTTCAGCGCGTTCTTGACTTGAGTGCCCAGCCGGAGTTTTTGCGCCGTGTGGTCTAAACCTCGTATAAGCACCGTTTCCGCGCTATCTGCTCGCGTCTGGCTGTAACCATACTTTGACGTTATCAGTTGACAGAACGTAGCAAAACGCCGGTTTAACGCATCTGGGTCAATCTCTTCGTTTTTGATGTATTCTTCTTCCAACGCCACAACCCGGAAATCTTTTGTAATCCCGGTAGCTTGAAATTTCGTTGCAGACTTCGTTCCGCCGAAGTCGACGCCAATGGAAATAACAGAGAACTTTGTATCGTTTTCTTCCGCCCATTTTATGGGATCATCAATCAGATACTTTTCTGTGTCGTTGGCAAAGTCCTTGTAAACAATACCCTCCGCAGCTACCCAGATCCCACGGATGTAGCGATCATAATAAACGGTTCCTTCGTACTCGCGTTTCAGATTTTCTACAAACGCAGGCGGCAAAAAGGGGTTATCGTCTATCGTGTATGTTTGGCTGAAAATGTCCGCGTCGCTGTCCAAGAATCTTTTCAGCCAGTGATTCGGATACTGCGGATTGTATGTCCCATCGAAACAGGAGTATCCTTTGTCGAGGCGGCTTTTCAGCAGAGCGAATACTTCCTCCGACCAGTCAGCTACTTCGTCCCCATAGCAATATTTAATCGACGCACCGCGAATCTTGGAAACTTGGGAAACCTTCTCGGCGCCGAGACAGTAACATTTCTCTCCGAATATCCATGCCGTATTGTCGCTTGAGATCGTGCCGACAAGCTCGTCCCCGTAAATGTTCCGCATCGGCTCCAGCACATTTCGCTCAATCGTGGATTTTGTTACGCCGAGAATGACGGCCAGACCATCTTTTCCGATTCGCTCACGAATCCGGATCGGTATGATCCATCGAAAATCGAGGTAAGTCTTCCCACTTCTGGTGGCTCCGCCCTTGAAATTCCATCGACGCGTTCCGTATTTTACAAATTCACGTTGCTTCGGACTTAACAGCATCTTGGAACTCCTTCAGCATCGAATCAAGCTTCTCCATTGTCGTCCTATTGCGGTCGGAAGCAGCTGCGTAGCGTTTCATAAGACTGTCGCCGGCTTTCAGCCGGTCGGACAGCGATGCGTCCATGCCGAACTGGTCTTTGACCTCCCCGCGCATGACCGCAGTGTAAAATTTCAGAATTTCGTTGGAATCTGCGACAAGCGCCGCTTCCTGTTCGTCCAGCCTGCGCTTAATATAGGCAGAAATTTGAGGTTTTTTTAGGTTTTCAGCGCCAATAAACGGGGCCGTTTTCAGGCTATATCCCGCTTTTTTCGCTGCTTCTGAGGCGTTGCCGGATTTCAGATATTCTTCGCAGAATCGTCTCTGCTTCGGCGTAAGCTTTTCATCCGCCATCGCTGTAAAGGCTTACCAGCAGCTTCACCACATCCGCAATCTGGTAAGTTTCCAGCAAAGTGACATTCTTCGGTTTTTCATCAGGTCGATATTCGTAAACCATGTATTTCGTCACCATCCTGTCATTTTTCGCGGAATAGGTCTGCATTTGATTGATTTTTATTTTGATCCCGTTGTACAAGAGCGCTGTTTGCAGCTTGTGTGCAAGGGCGCGCAAACTTGCCATAGCCGCTCCTTTCTGCCTCATTCTTTCGTTCTCGTGTCTCCGTGTGTGAATAAATATATTTATTCACACCGGAGAACACGAGAACAGGAGGAGGTTTCCGCAGAACGCTGCGGCGCCGATGAAAAAGGGCGTAGAGTTGATCTCTACGCCCTTATAGTAAATGTTAAATTTGGCTCTGGGACGCAGACTTTTTCATAAAAGCCCTCTTTTTTGCCCCACAAGGCGAATAAATTGCCTGTGCCATTCCTGCGCGGTGCGTTCGGATACATAAACCGCCATTGCAGCGCCTTGCAGGGTATGCGTCCGCTTCCAAAGAACCAAGTCTATGAGCCGCAGCCGCTCCGCGCCGTCAACGAGCTGTTCCGTCTCCGCGATTGCCTCCTCAACGGCAGCGCGCTCGGACTTCGTCATCAGCCCGCCGCCCTTATAATTGCGGATCATCCACTTTGCATATGGCCACCAGCCGTAGCGCGGCTTACTCACGGCGCGCTTCCTTTCTTTTCTTGCAGTGGCTTACATCATGATACCGGATACACCCGCATGTGGTAGAGAAATACGCACATTGTGAGTTCTTGCACCCATCAACTGCCTTTTCGTCCAGCACATCCTTTGCCCATTCCCCGCGCGCTTTGTCCAGTTCATCTTTGTACGCCGCGCACAGAAACGCAGCATTAGTTATAACATGCCACAGAGCCGGTAAGCCGCTCTCATAGTCGAGCGCCAGCGGATTATCCCAGATATGCAGGACGTGGCGCAGAAGGGCGTCCAGCCACTTCTCGCGCGGCACCTTGCGCCAGTCCTCCGCGTCGGCGTATTTTGCCTTTCCAAACTCCCGCACCTGCATGATCGCCTCGATCGCCTCTACCGGCACGAGCGACGGCCTCGGCTTCCCATCATCGTACTTTGCGCCCTTAATCTGTTCCATCAATAGTGTACCCTCCCTTCGCGTTTTGCCCGATCGTATTTCCGCTCTCTGGCGGACCTGCCGATTGTTTCCATCCCGCGCTCTATGCGCTCTACCTTGCTTTTGTTGTACTCGTCCGCAGCCTTGCGATACTCTATGTACGCCTCGCAGGTCGTATGCTTTGCCCCGCAGCCTTTTTCGGGACAGTCGCCGCACGGAGCGGAATATGGGCTGATTCTTAAATCTCCCTGCATTCGTCTACCCTCACACAGACCCGTTTGTCTCCGACGCGCACAACATATCCGGGCATGCTGCTGACGTATTCATATTTTTCCGCGTCGTACACTTCGCCCATGCGCGGACGCATGGCGGGATAGACCGGGATGATCGCCGTGATCTGGACCCGTACCTCATCCCATGCGCGATCGCGCCGCTTGCCCGTGCAGATGGGATGCAGTTTGCGCCATGCCCCTGCACATGCCCGGCTGCAGAGATACCGGCCATCCGCGCGCGGCTTGCAGGGCCGGGTGAATATTTTCCCACAAACCGGGCATGTCGCCGTGATATTTGCCATTGCAGCTTTACCCCCCTTGCTAATCTAAAAATCTCATAAAAAAACAGTTTCATCAGTAACTTGTAAGTTGTCTGTGATCTCCACCTCCATTTCGTCCGATAGTTTCACCCGGATTTCTGCCCGTTTTGCACAAAATGGCGCAAATGACGAGTTATAGCAGTCGCATACAATGTAGTCTCCATCAAAACGGAACGTGTTTTTGTGGCAGTCCTTGTACTCTGCATTCCTGTTGCAGGTTGAAAGCTTTGCCCATCGTCCCTTCCAATCCGGAGCTTTGATTTTGTAATCAGGATACGCTTCCTGGAATGCTGCATACTTTTCCGGGAATAAACCCCGTAGCTGATGCAAAAACATCGGAACGGTTTTGTCCTGATAATCCCGAATGACGCCGCCCATTATTGCGCGCGGGATAAAATCGCAAATTCTCTTAATGTTTTCAGGCGTGAGTTTATCGGCGCTTATGTACAGTCTGTTAGTGCCAGGATGCGGGTTATCGCAACGGATTTCCCCGCCAAATTCCTCCAACCATGTATAAGGAACGGTGAGGAAAGCGTCTTCTCCTATGCGTGTAATCAAATTGGTTGATGGATATCGTAATTTCCCGTAAGCGGGATTTGTTCGGGCTTCTTTCTGAACCCGTAAAAACTTCTTTGACTGTTTTGTTCCACCATCCACAATTGTGATCTCACCGTTTGGGCATCTGACGCCAAATAGTGTTGTTACGCAAAAACACTTTCCATTTTTATAGGCAGAGCATTCCTCGGCGCGGTTGCAGCGGATGTACTCTGCTCTTAACCTACAATCCCTGCTACCGTCTCCGTATAAATGCGCGCAAATGCAGTTATCATTCATAACTGTATCCCCCTTATGTACTTGTCAAAATACGTCACAGCTACCGCCATCGCCGCCCACATGTCCGCTGCGAACCCGTAAAAGAAACCGGGGTTTTTCTTTGTTCCCTTGCCGTAGTTCGGCTGACCGGGCGCGTAGCGGTCGACGAGGGCTTGCCTGATGTTCGCGTCCTTCGCCTGCGAGTAGCCGCACAAGTAAAGCTTTTCTTCTCTCCGGTATATTTTCTGCGGCGGGTGGCCCATGCTGTATACCCTCGCAAACTCCCAGAACCGGCCAATCCAGAAACAGGTGTCGAACACTTCCTGCCCAACCGGCATGCCCATTCCCGCCACCATCTCGATTGCCAGATGGTCATATGGACTGCAAAGCACGTTGTACATATCGTCATTCGGAATCTTCCCCACGTCCAGCACTTTCCGGATTTCCTGCCCGTCGTGCTCTACGAGGACATACCCGGATTCCATATTCCCCGGGTCAATCGCCAGTATCGTTCCCACCTTGCAGCCTCCTTCCTGTCTCGCACGGCTTCATCTCGTCGCAATCACCGTATTTCGCGCAATGTGCTGCAAACAGCCCCTTAAATTCCGGGCATTTATAGATCACAAGTCCGCACATCAGTTTGACGACGGTTCGCGTCTCTTTTGCCGCCAACTTGCAGAGCCGCTTCTCCGCAATCGTCATCAGCTCTTCCGCGTCCATGTACCAGATCATGTCCACGGGAGCGTCCTGCCGCGCTGCGTTCCGGTCGTATGCATCCTGCCGGTCATTCCGCTGTGACCGGATAAACGGCTGTGCGTGGACGTGGCGGGCTAAATGGGTGCTTACCCAGTACGGAACACCCTCGAGGTAAAACGCAAACTGCAGCGTCCGGATGGGGCTGTGCTGCGCCCGGAGGATGGCGTGTTTCCACTCCATGTCCGGTGCTGTCTTCATCTCTTTTCCAATGGTGACTAAAGCGCACTGCTTGGCCAGCGCCCAGTCCTCATCGGTGGGATATTTCAAAAGTGTAATGTTCATTCTTCCCTCCGTTTTCCGTAGCTGCAAAAATCTGTTTCCTCCCGCCAGAAGCCGTCTTTGGTTCTCAGGCACACCATAGCGCCATTTGGCTTGCTGTCGTAGTCTCCGTATTTGCAGTCCTTGCACCGCACCACCTCCGCAACGTCGGCGGCGGGCTGACGCAGCAGGAGCGTTTTCACACGCTGAGGCGTCCAGTACGGATTTTCCGCGTTGCAGGATTCAAAGTCTTCCAGTGCCTCGGTTCTGCTGATAAATTCTTCAGTCGCAACGTTTTCCATCGTCAAACTCCCTCCAAGTGTGATACAGTGCCCATGCCAGCGGGTCACGGATGAACGGCAGCTTTTTCGCTTCCGCATATTTTTTGTCTAGGATGCTCATGGCCTTCTTCCACGCGCGATCTCCAACGTGCAGTTCGGCGGGAAAGCAGACCTCCGCAACGTCGGCGGCGGGCAGTTCACGAATGGCCCGCAGTTGCCGTTCCGTGGTATTAAAAAGATCCGAGTCCTGCAGCGCTGTCAGCGCCGCCTCGCGGCTTATGTATTCGTCAGGCATGGTTTACCTCCCTCAACCAAAGTTCACTTGCCTTCATCTCTCCCGCGTGGAGTGCAGATTCCTTTGTTATTCCGCCCTCGTCCATTTTCTTCCGCAGCAGCTTCGCGTACAGGGTGATCGTCAGCGTATCCTCTACCACACCGGCGTTTGTCTTCCAGCGCGGCTTTGCCGTCAGCCCCCAGTTTGCATGGTTTCGGCTCGTGCCGATGGACATGAGTATCTTTCTTGCGCGTTTTCTGGTCATGTTTTGCCCTCCGTTTCCGCCAGTGCTTTCTCGGCTTCTTCGCGGCTGAGGAAAACGGTTTTGCCAAACTCTGATGGGAAAATGCTTAGATCGCAGTAATCGCCGTTTGAGATAAGCCACACTTCATTAAGAGCGTTACCGCTATATCCCTTTATCCTTCTGGTGCAAATCTCGTCGTGCATGGCGTTATCTGCACCGAGAACACGGTTGTTTGTGTAAACCGTATCGCCCACCTTGCACGGCAGCACGACCACGCGCCCGTCCTTGTCGGCCTCGGCAAGCTCGCGGAGGCGGTCAAACCCGCCGCACAGCTCGGCAATGTCCTCGTAGGCTTTCAGCCGTCCGTACAGATCGCGGGCCATCTTGCGGAAAATATCCTTGCCAAAGCCGTTGCTCGTTGGGCCGTTGATCAGCACGTTGAGCGTGCTGTCCCGGGACTGCTTCCAGTCGATTTCTTTTCCGCCGATCACGGCGTGCAGAAATCGGTCGGTATCCGGGTTTACGTTGATATTAGGACTTGTCAATCGTTCCATATCTCTTCCTCCACATAGCACCAGCTTTGTGGTGCTTTAGTAATCGCCGCTGGAATTATGCAATTTTCATCATAGATACAGGCTGTGCTTTCGTACCCACTCTTGTTGCATGATTTGCATTTTTTCCAAGTGTGAAATTCTATCAGTTCCTTCGGCGTATCGTAGATTTTCAGGTTGGAGATATGCCAGCCGTAGCCGACGCCGCCGTCCAGATACTTCTCCAGCTCGTCTTTTGTCAGGCAGGCATCTGCAAGAAGCGTATCAAGGGGTGTGCAGTCCATGTTCCAATCGCAGATGCAATATTTCGGCGCTTCACAGCTTGCTCCTACTCTGACGATCCTTTCAAAAATGTGGTCGCATACAAACTCGCCGATGACCTTTTGCCGCTTATCCAGTAAGCCAGTGGTCGGCGCTTTTTCCGTCTTTATGAAAACCGGCTTGCCGTGATACGTCTCTCCATAATTCTCATCGCCGTCTTTCATAATGGTGAGTAGCTTTTCCTCCGGTTTTGTGCAGTAGATATAGCATTTAAACGGCGTATCCATCTTCGGGCGCGTCTTGCGCACCTCAATGGTCTTCCGCCCTGCCATGATCTTCTGGCACCACTCCGGGCGAATGCTGATCAAAACAGCTTTGCTCATGCTTACCTCCTTCCTCCCTCTCAAACCGGATTTTCATTTGTGCGGGGCAAAGGTCTACCTCCGGGCGGCGCTTGCCTGTCCAGCGAAGCCCGCCGGCCTGTCCGACGCACTTCCATCCAGCCGCCTTGAGGCTTGTCCCCGACTCTGTATCGAGGATATATGTAATCAGTTTGTGATAGCCCATCGCACGGGCGGCTCTCCACGCAGCTGCATATAGCATGCTGCACGCATTCCGCGTGCCGTCCGTGCAGCAGCGGTTTACCTCAAGCGTCCATCCATCATCCAGATACCGTGCAACGGGTCTCCCGATGATCGCCACGCCTACGATTTGCTCTCCGTCTGTGCAGCCAATGGAAAATTTATGCCCCACCACCGGCTTGTGGTGCCGGTGGTGCTCCGCGACAAAGGCGTTTGCCTCTGCCAGCGATACCGGGCAAATATCAAGCATCTGCCTTGTCTCCTTCCTCCGGTGCGCCGCGCCATTCCCAGTTGTCTGAGCTGCTCCCGATTCCGGAGCATTCCATGCACGCGCAATCCGGTTTCTTTGCGCAATTATCGCAGTCTTCTTGGCCGGTCGGCTTAAACCCTTCCGGGCAATCCTCAAGCCTCGCACAAAACATGCAGCCAGCTTTCCGAATCTCCTTTTTCAGCGCCGCGTTCTCGGCGGTCAGGCGCTCGATGAGGTCGGCTGCGGCCGTATTTACCTCGTCAAAACAGTCTTCGTTCCCTACTGCGGGGCAGTTTTCGCACGAGACTCCAAATTTGCAGTACCGCAGCGCCTGTATAATTTCCTCGTATGTCATATATCCTCCATTCCTTCAAGAACCATTTGTCCCGGCAAAACGCCGTCCTCCAGACTCCAGTGCAGGACGTCTTCGCCGGTCTGCCAATCGCACGGCAGGCCGCGGCTGCGGCGCTCCTCGATCATCCGGCCATAAGCCCGGATGTAGGCATCCCGGTATCCGGGGTAGCGCGCGAGCTGCACCTTCCGGTGCTTGCCCGCCATCGGGCAATTGATGCAGCCCACGCGATCTTCGCCGCAGGCGTAAAGCGGATTCATACAGATCTTTTCTGCTGCGCAGTAATCCCAGATGGATTCGGTCGGCCAATCGATAATCGGATTGACCGTTCGGGTCCCCTTGAGCTGGCAATTTTCTATCAGCATCCGGCTTTCGTCATTGTCGTTCATCAGTGTCAGCCGCTTGGATTTATCCCTGTGCAGGGCCTCCATAACGCCACGGGATTTGCGCTTTTGCGATTCCTCCCAGCGGACGCCGGTCGCGATTCACCTGCCACGTCCGCTGGTCTCTTTGAGCGCCGCGCAGCAGTAGCGCATAATGCGTGTCGGCGGCACCAGCTTCAGCGGGATTAGTCGCCACATGGTCATGTACGTCCCATCCGGCTGCTTGTGCTTATCGATATCGCACGGTACGCCCGCCAACTCCAGCCTTCGGAATGTTTCCCGCACATGCCAGACGGTTTCCGGTGCATCCGCCGTGGTCAGCGAATGCAGCACCTCATACGGGATGCCCGATCTCCCAGCCAGATGCAAAAGCACGTCTGAATCCTTGCCGCCCGAGTAGGTAATCACAAGCGGCTGCTTGTACAGGCGCAGGCTCATATCCGAGGCCATTTTCAGCCGCTCAATCGCGGTTTGCTCTAGGTCCATTGCCGTCCTCCCTCCCCGGTGTCAGCTTGGCCAGCATGATCTGCCCCAGATCCGCCACATATACCAGCCGCCCGCGGCTGTACACCATCAGCTTTTCGCCCTGGATCTCCATTCGGTCTGCCTCTATGTTGGTGATATCCTGGCAGGCGTCACACACAAACCTCATACCAGCGCCCCCGGCCGGGTGTCCGGCGTGCTTCTCTCGATCAGCATTTCCCGTGCAACGTCGCGTTCCAGCTCTGCTTTCGCCAGCGCTTTTTCGAGGCGGTGGATCTCGATGGACGCAGCCTGATTGCTTTCGGCCAAAAGAGTGTTGCGCTCCAGGCATTTCGTGGCATTATGCGCCACGGCCCTTCGTTCTTTTTCCTTCTCGCAGGTCTGGCAGACATAGCGCGTTGCCAGTGATCTCGCCAGTTTTCCCAGCATTTTCATGTCTCATCCTCCTTGTTTTCCGCAAGCATCCGGTCTATTGCCGCCTGCTGGATCGTGTCCAACTCATCCCCGTGGCGCTGTACGCCATGTTGCATCCGAGCGGCACCCTTCGATACAGGCCCCATCGCCCTGTCCACGGCCGCGCCGCCCTTGTCCTGCTCCTTCGCCAGCCAGCGGACAATAAACGCATTGATCCCGCGCTTTGTTTTCCGCTTGGCCGGATTTGCGTCTAACCAGCCCCTCATGTTCCGCAGCTGCTGTATCACGTCGACAGCAGGGTACAAGCCCGCCCATTCCTGGCATTGCTCCACGGAAACGGGATATCCCGTTCCATCATTCAGCGGCAGAGAGATTGCTGGCGGCGTGGATGCCGCTTGCGGCTCCGCGCTATCTTCCGCATCTCGAATAGCGAATTCGATTCTCGATTCTCGATTCTCGAATACGGGGACATTTGCAAGCATTTGCTTGCAAATGATTTCATCCGCTTGTTTCCCATCATCAGGCGACGGGAATTTGCTTACCTTCGCACGCTGCGTCTGATACTTGCCCCATGTTGGTAGGTAAAGGAAGCGCTTGCCCTCAAACACATACAGAGCAATCAATCCAGCACTCGCCAGCCCATGAAGAGCGTTTTCTACAGTTTTGAGCGTGAGGTTTTCTTTCAGCGGGAAGAGGCGGTTTTTCACTACCGCCGCTCTCCCGTCAAAGCGTCCGAAATCATCACAGTTTACAATGAGCCGATAAAACAGAACTTCTTCAAACCACGAGAGTTTGTCGACGCTATCGCTTGTGCAGATGCTTTCCCGAATAATTCTGTTCGGCATGTTTCAGCCCTCAGAACGGCAGCTCGTCGTCGCTTTCGTCAAGCTGTTTGAACTCCTCTGCGCTGGCCGGTGCGGGCGTTACAAAGGAGTCTGCCTTGCTGGGCTTGAGGTACCGGATACAGTCGCGCGTTACACCGTCATTGCCCTCAAACGGCTCCATGTGCAAAATGCAGTTGCGGCCTACCAGATCGTCAAGTTCAAAATCGGTGCCCGGCTCAATGCCAAGCGCATTTGCATATTTGCCGATCTTGTCGGCGTCGTACTCCCCGGTGTCGCGGTCGGGCCAGAAGTTCTTGAAGATGTGCTTCTTCTGGTATTCCTGTTCAACGTCCTCACGGACGACGAAATCAAACTTGATGCACTCATTTCCGTTCTTCGTTACGCTGTAGCCGCACGATTTCAAATAGCACTCATAGTCGCCAGCCTTCATCAGGCCGCCGTCGTTTTTAACAGCTTTGAATCCCATCTATCTTGTCCATCCTTTCAGTGTTCATTTCCCAATGTGTAAAATAATCGTTGATATAACCGTTTGCCAAAAGCCAGTTGATAAAGCATGAAATCGTATCTTCGATAGGATCGAAATCGCCGCGCCGGTACGTCTCCGCGTAAGTGTTCGCGCCGTCGAAGATCAGGTATGTAAATTTTGACGCGCCGGACAGCAGATGCAGATACATCGGATGCTGCGGGCTGTGCAGATACTTGCCGTATTCGTACCGCTGCACGCGCTTGATATCGTAGATCACACCAGCCTTTACATAGTCGCAGACGCCGTATAACTGGAAATCCAAGCCCGATACATGCAGCCGCCCCGCGACCGGCACTTGTGGCTGACCGCCCGAGCAGATGCGGGAAAATTTTGCTATAGCCCGGTCGTATTTCTCGCTGACAGGCTCAATTGGTACACCCGCAACCGTGCTGTTAATTGCCGCCTCGAAGTCAATGCCAGCCTGCATCGCCTGCGTTGTTTCCTTCTCTTCACGCCGAAGCGTAGAGAGGAAGGAGGACAGCGCCGCGTCTGCATACGCATCGTCCGCATCAAGAAAGTGCTTCCAGCTGCTTAGCAGGCTTTGTGTCAGCCAATACATAGGCTTTTATCTCCTTATCGTATTTCAGACCAAGTTTCTTGCACTTGCGCTTGAACTCTGTGCCAAGCTCGGCGGCGCTAGTCAGAGCGTGATGGATCTTTGCCAGCCCTTCCCGCGCCTTTAACGCCGTGTCGGGATCTCCGACAAGCGCAATGAACGCGCGGCCTTCCTGCATCGCCACGTCATATGCGGTTTTCTCGCCGCTATAGATCTCGGCCTGTGCGTTGATGTCCTCTTGCGCTTTGCGGAACAAATCCGTCAAAAATGTGGACTTCTGGCCGGGCTTGAGCTCCGGCAGCTGCATCACGCCGCGCACACCGAAGCAGCCTTTTGCAAAGTATTCGTCTGTCGGTGTAAAGCCGATCATGCGCTTGTTTCCCATCATGAACATATAGCCGCCAAAGTCCGCAGGCGTCCAAACGATATCCTTTGCGCCGCCCTCGCAGGACAGGCGTGTCTGGATGGTATCGCCCTTCTGCTGCTCCGTTGTATGGAACACCACGATCAGGTGCTTCCTGTCCTTTGCGCGGATCTGATAACACAGCCGGTCGAACTCGGATTTGATCACGCCATACATTGCACGACCATCCTTTGCAGCTTTGCTGTCCTGCTTCTTCGCCCAGTCCTTCATCAGCTGCACCAGCATGCCGCCGGTATCGATTACAACGGATTCAGCCGCCTTGTATTCGTCGGAGTCCATATCGCCAAGCATTTCTTCGTAGGATTCCACAACAGAGGTCACGCCGCGCTGCTCTGGCCTGACGCGGGCAATGCCGTTGTCCGTGTCGAACAGAAACGGCTTCGGTGCGGAAAGCGCCAGCGTTGTCTTGCCAAGGCCGGGCTGTCCGGAAATGATGCACATGAATTTCTTGTTGCTGAAATCCAGTTCAGCGGGTTTCTTGATTGCCATTTTATCCTTCCTCCTGTTTCATCTTTCCCACCAGCCACAGCGGCGGGAACAAATAACGATCTTCGTCCTCCGGCTCGTCCGGCTCGTACTCCGGCTCGTACTCCGGCTCCGGAATGCTCAAGTACAGATTTTCACCATTGTATCCCACGCCGTTTCGCCTCCTTCTCCAAGAGCTTTTCGCAAAGGCTCTGAACGCTCGCGCAGTGCATGGCTTCACAGAGCTGCTGCAGGACTTCCGCGCCGCCGTCCGTCAGCCGGAAATAATACCGGTTCGTCTTCTTCCTGCGCTCAACGCGGTTCTTCGGCGCGTCCAGCGCCTTGATGGAGGCCGCAGCCTCCGGCACGAGCTGAACGCCGTATTTCTCCGGCGCTTCGCACTGCGAAAGCAGGCATTTGTTGAACTTCGGGTAGTCGGCCCGAACCGCTTCGACACAGGCTTTCGCGCCGTGCCGGACGCGGGAATCCGTTAAACTTGACATAGGTTCCTTTCTGGCTTATAATAGAAGCCGACATAATGTCCTTTCATTTCGGCCTCTGTCGCGTTGCAGCGCGGCAGGGGTCATTTCTTTTTCTGTTTGCCTGTGCGCTCCCGGATAAGCCTGCAGGTCGCGTCCCACTGCGCAAAAATGATCTCGGCGTAAATGCCGCAGGTGTAGCGGTCGTCTTCCGGGCGGCATCCGCGCTTCTGGCCCAGCATCTCGCAGACCTCGCAAGGCGTCATCAGCAGCGCCTTTTCTTTAATATCCATCACAGCAGCCCGAACAGCGTTGTCCCCAGCGCGATCGCGCCGATCACGATTGCTTCATTTGTCATGTCCGCCCCGCAGGCCAGCACGGACAGCATCAGCGCCGCACCGCCGATCCACAGGCACATACTCTTGATCACGCGCAGCATTGTCTTGCGATACTGCAGCTCGTCCCGCAGCCGTTCCTGACGCTCTTCAGTGGTTTCCTCTCTCATAGCTCTCCTCCAACAAATTTAATGAATGGTTCTCTCGGGATCTTTACTCTGTGCTTGCTTGTGCAGCAAACCGGGAAACCCAGCTTTTCAGGCCGTTCCCGCGCCATTAGGCGGATCCACTGCGGATCGCAGCCGAGCACCTGCGCCGCCTCGCTTGCGAGGATCGCGGGCTTTGACATTGCCCGGATATCGTCCAGCGTCATTTTTCCTCCTTTCTCGGCTTCAAAAGCTCGTCCACTGTGCAGCCGTACAGATCTGCGATTTCGTGCAGGCGCGCTGTCTTCGGATACATCTGCCCGGTTTCCCACAGATAAACGGATGCGTCTGAAACTTTTAGCGCCTTGACTACCTGTTGAACGGTCAATCCAGCGGCAAGCCTCGCTTCCTTAAAGCCCATGCCTTTACATACCTCCTGTCTGTGAATACTAAGTTTTGCTTGACAACTTAGTGAATTGTGTTATGATGAAAGTACCACCTATCATTATTTCACAATCCGATAAGTTGTCCGGGGCGGTGTTCTTTTCACGCCTCATAAGCCGAGGCATGAATCATGTGCAAGTCGTTCAGAGAAAGAATCAGGTTGTTCCTCAATCGGAATAAGCGTTACAAATCCATAGGAGAAAACGGTCTAAATGTGCTTGTCGAAACCGAAGGCTCGAAAGCACGCACGGAGAAAAGGCGGTTTCTTATCAACATGTTTTTCACCGTCGTATCTGCCGTCGCCGCAGTCGCTGCCGCGATATTTGCCGCCCTTACTTACATCAACTCGTAACGGAAGGCAATGACCGCACGCGCAATGGAACGTACCGAACTCGTCATATCCGCAGTCTGAACCAACAATCTGAAATCCCCATATATACTTGTCTTTCTTCACGCCATCACCTCACTTGTAAGTTCCGCCCTAACGAAACCTAGTATACACTAAGTTGTTCCTAGTGTCAATAAAAACTTTGTAATTGCTAGGTGTAAAGTTATACAAAAAGGAGTGTTGCTTTGTGGTTAAATCGCCCATAGTCGCACGAATCAACGCCCTGCTTGCTGCAAAAGGTATACCGAAACAGCAGTTTTATAAGGATTGCAGTATTACGTCTGCATCGTACTCTCTATGGAACACAGGGAAAACAAACCCTTCTATGAAAAATCTTAAAATTATCGCAGAATATCTCGGTGTATCAGTGGCAGACCTGCTGCCGGACGATGACCCGTCTGCGGGCATAAAAAAAGACCCCATCCCGAAGGATGAGGCGGTGAGTCCTGCCGCGCAGGAGATATTAGACTTTCTGGATTCTGCGTCCGGCGAAGAACTCGCTGACGTGATCAAATATATCCGGTATTTGAAAAGCCAGAGGGGTTGACTATGCTTGATAAAAAAGCGTACAAACTTCTAGTCCTTTTCTACAAAAAAGATCGGTTGACTTTTGACGAAATTCAGGCAGAAACACACGAAGAAGAAAGAGAAAGCAGCAGTCTGTGTGTTTCCGCTCTTTGTTCTGAGAAGTTCATATCCACTTGGGAATCCAGCGAATCTATTAACGATGTTGGAGATCACAAGCAATTTGGCTATGAGATCACATATGCTGGTCGCGCTTATGTAGATCAAAGGAGACGCGACGGAAGGAATTTCTGGGTTCCGTATTTAATTACGACGCTGATTGCTATTTCCAGCCTTATTGTATCGATTGTCAAGCCTTAGCTGCGCTGTGGGGAATCCTTTTGTAGTTATCGCAGTTTGTCGTTAGATCGCAGCCAAGAAGTCTGCTAGACCCACATATATTAGAAATAAAGACAGCGTGTTCGCAACTTCTGCACATGATTCCCTTGCATTTTGCTAGGCCGCTGTTGTCTGCAATTTCGCGCTCCCGCAAAAGCGCGTCACGTTCTCGTTCAAGGTCCGCAATTCTGCGCTTTAGCTCATTTCTTGTTGTGAACACACTTACCCTCCTTCGCTTTCCGTTGAGCAGGTGTCTGCTCTTGCGCTTCTGCAACAATATCATACATGGCTTTCCGAAACGCTTCAGTCATTACATGAATCGGAGTGAACGGCTTACTCATGCATACCCTCCTTAATCATTCTCAAAAGTTCTTCCTGTTCTTCAACCGAAAGTTCTAACACGATCCGCTGTAGCTGTGTGCGAATCCGCTCTATCTGGCTGCTATCATAGCACACTTCCTGTAAATTTTCCAGCATTGAGGCCTCCTATCTCCAAACTTCCAAATTTCAACGTCTATTTTTGTGCAGGTTCGGCATTGCGGCTGTTTCGTTTTGGTGATACCATACAAGTGTTACCAAAATATATGGAGGGCGATGTTGTATGCAGAAGCAGATCTATCACGTAACCTGCCCGCGGTGCGGGGAAGAGTTTGACGAAAGAGAGAAATTCTGCCCGTACTGTCAGACTCTGAACAGAAAAATCGTATGCAAGACGTGCGGCGCGCAGATCAACGCGAAGGTAAAGCGTTGCCCGGCTTGCGGAGCGAAAAACAGAAAGAAGTTGTCCCCGCTCGGAAAAGTGCTTGTCGCGATTCTGTGCGCTCTGTGTGTTGTCAGCTTATCAAGTATGATTTCGGTAGCTCCCTCTTCGCCGCAAAACTATGAGCCAAATAACGAACTCGAAAAGCAAACGGAGAACACAGGCACCGAGTATATACTTGAAAGCGAAGAAGACAAGCCGAAAGAGCTTTCTCGCGAAGAATACATAGCGCAATGTGAGGATCTTTCTTATTCCGCGATTTCAAGAGATCCGGACGATTACAAGGGGAAAAAAGTTGTAATAAGTGGAACAGTCATTGAAGTTCAAGAGGGATTCCTGAACTCCGTCACGCTTCGCGTGCAAACACCTTTTGGGATCTGGTATGTAACATACTCAAGGCCAGAAGGAGAAAGCCGCATTTTGGAGAACGATCAGATCACGTGCTACGGTGAATGCAAGGGCGTGCAAACTTATATTGCTGTGCTTGGCAACCAGGTCACAATACCGTCCATGCGCATGAAGTACTATGACTAGTGCAGGATCCGCGGCTCCCGCCGTTTGTCCTGCTGCTCCCCTACATCGGAGACACAGGCAAAGAGCATAGGCGCTCCCTTGATATAGTCGAGGCTCAGACTGTGAACGTCCTTGAAAAGTGCCCCGTCTACGATGATGTTTACTTTCCCGTTTTCAAAGCGAATATTGATGCTCTGCATTTTGTGTACCTCCATATTTTAGAACGTCTGTTCAAGAATTTCAATTTGGAATCTTCCACAAAGAACACCTTGTATTTTCTTCGTCCGGTAACCCTCGTAAGCGGCAATTATGGGACAGACTATTTTGTATAATGGAATGTTTAAGATCGCCCCACCGCCGCGCCACCGGCGGTGGGGCTTTCTCACGCGTCTGTAACCAGCATAGCAAAACGGGTAGAAATGTCTACCATCAAATTGGTAAAACCATACCAGTGGCGGAAAGATCAGCGAAATATATGTGAAAATGGAGGTATATCATGTCGGCAATTCAGGAAATCGCCCCGTATATTTCTGCATATCAGGGAAACATAAAGCGGGCGAAGGAAGATCAGCATTACACCATTGACAGACTTGTCGATGAATCCGGCGTTTCCAGATCGGCTGTGACGAAGCTCTGCGCAGGAACACAGCAAGACCCAAAACTATATAACTCTGCCGCACTATGCCGCGTTCTCGGGCTGTCGCTGGATGAACTGTTTGGGCTCGTCCAGCCCGCAGAAAGCTCGGAAGAACTGGCCGAGCAGATTCATCATGTCGAGATTGAAAACGCCAAGCTGGAGGCAACAGCAGCAGCGCAGAGCGCACAGATAAGGTCTACACATACAATGTGTTACGTTCTCGCCCTGTTTTGTATGCTGCTATCCTTTTCTCTGATTGCCTGCCTTGTGACGGATGCACAGATTCGGAGCGTAGGTCTCATTCGCGACGGAGATTTGTCCGTAGCTGCATGGGGTTGCATTGCCCTGATTGTAGGTTCAGCGCTGGCTTCGGCAATTACTTTCTATGCAATCCGAAAAGAACGTGGAGGGAAACATGGAGTGCATCAAGTGTAAAAAAGAAATCCCAGACGGCGCGCCCTACTGTTGCTGGTGCGGTAAAAAACAGGAAGCGCAGCGCAATCGGACGCGCGGAAACGGGCAGGGAAACGCATACCAGCGCGGCAAGACGTGGACTGCTCGGTGGACTGAAAAGACGTACCTTGACGAAAACGACAAGCTCCATCAAAAGATGAAGACAAAGGGAGGCTTTATGTCAAAGCGTGCCGCGCTCCAATATGCCGCCAACCCGCCGAAAGAAGAGCGGCGAAGCCCTACACTCAGAGCATACTACAAGACGTATCTGCGCGGAGATTACCTGTCCTTGTCGGCGAACCGGCAGGGTGCAGCGGAAAAAGCTTTCGAGCGCATGAAGGAGCTCGCCGACTGCGAAATTGACACGCTCACCATCTCACAGATACAGGATGCTATCGACCGCAATGCCAGCACCTATTACACGCGGAAGGATATGAAAACAGTCCTTTCACACTGCTATAACCTCGCGATTGCTGAAAAGCAGACCACTGTCAATCTCGCGGAATACATTAAGCTCCCGGAGCTGGACGAAAAATCGCCGGAGCCGTTTACCGACGCCGACGTCAAAAAACTATGGGAAGCGTATGCAAAAGATCATTTTGTCGGTTTTATCCTTACGATGATCTATACAGGCATGATGCCTGGTGAGCTTCTGAAGCTCAAGAAGGACATGATTGACTTTGAGAAAAACGAGATCGTCCGGGGCGGCATAAAGACAAAGAAGCGGAAGGAAACGCCTATGGTCTTCCCGGATTTCGTTGCGCCGGTGCTGCATGAACTATGCGAAGAAAGCAAGTCGCGCGTCGGAAATATCTGCTGCATAAACAAAGATAATTTTTACAAGAGATATTATGAGTGTTTAGAGCTTGCCGGAGTGCAAAAGCTGCCACCTTACTCATGCCGCCATACAACAGCTACAGCCCTCGCGATGAAAAACATCGACCCGTTTACGATCAAGGAAATCATGCGACACACGAAAATAACGACGACGCAGAGATATGTTCATCCAGATATGCGTGGGATGGTAGACGCGGTAAACCAGCTGCAAGGGGACGAGAAGGCGGGGGAGTCCCATGCCATAACCGGAAGTTTGTAACATACAATGTAGCATACGCATCATAACTTTATGTTATTCGGCATAACTCAGCGTGATTTTTGTAATTTCAAAACATCATAAAAAGCGGAGTATTTAAAACAAAAAAGTACCGATTTTAGCTTAAATTTTGCTAAAATCGGTACTTTGGCGCGGAAGGAGAGATTTGAACTCTCGCGCGCTTTTTAGACGCCTACTCCCTTAGCAGGGGAGCCCCTTCGGCCACTTGGGTACTTCCGCAGGTCGGTCAGGCCGGTATGAAGGAAAGAAAAT